ATTGCAATTCTGATGGCCACTTAGACTTTGATGATGCTGTCAATTTCGCCGGCGTTATCCAGGGCGAAATGATCAAAAAAAACATTAAATGGATAGCCGAATTGGTTCATAAGTCAGTAGATTGATCATATGAGCGATTCGATCAAGAGCACGGTAACGTCTGAAGGTGCAGCTGCGCAGAGCTATCGGGATATCATGAAAATGGTGAACGATCACGGGTACTGCGTAGTCACCATCAGGGCTGGGGGACGATCCCTTGAGCAAAATAATCTGTACTACGCCTGGACCCAGGAATTAGCAGATGAGGTCAACAGACGTAACAAGACAGACTTCAGCAAAGACGAGATCCACGAGAAGTTCAAGGCAATGTACCTGGGGTATACGGAGCCAAAGACGATCGGCAGCACACAGATCCCTCCGCAACTACGGAGCACTGCAAAGCTGACCAAGTCAGAGATGTTCCATTACATGCGTCAAGTCGAGCTCTGGGCTATCGAGGCTGGTATTGCGCTCAGTCACCCAGAGGACAACGAGTATTACAGGACAAAGCGTAAACATGAAGGCATCGAGTAGGCGTTGCAAAACATGCCGTAAGAAGGTCCCAGCTGAGTCAGCATTTGTTTCTCAGCTGAGGGCCTTTTGCTCTTTTGAGTGCCTATCACAATTTACCAAATCTGAATGCGGTTCATTAGCGATCGCAAAGACCCGCAAGGCAGAAACACGAGAGCGTAAGCAAAAGCTGCTGACGCGAAGTGATCATCTCAAGCTGGCCCAGGCAGCATTCAATGCATACATCAGGTTCCGCGATCGGGACCAGGCCTGTATCAGCTGTGGCAACTGGATCCTCTCAGATCAACCTGGAGGCGGCTGGGATGCCGGTCATTATCGATCGACAGGGTCAGCGCAGCATCTGCGCGTAGGAGGGCTGAGAGCCGCCCTGAACTGCCACAAGCAGTGCGTGAAATGTAATCGGTTCCTAAACGGCAATGTGGCTGAGTATCGCAAGGGACTGATCCGCAAGATTGGGCTGGACCTGGTAGAGATAATTGAGTCAGACCAGGACACCAGGAATTATTCTGCAGATGATCTCAAACGCATCACGCAGATTTACCGAAAGAGGAAACGCATCCATGAAAGAATTTCCGAAAGAATGCAAGCTATGCGATCGGGCAGTGACTGAAGCAGAGGGTCCAATGCATGGTCATCTCCATGGCATATTTCCCATCACTTTTTGCCCGGAATGCTACAGTGCGTTAGATATGTTTTTTACAGAAAATGTAGAAAAAGATAAAAAAAGTGTTGACGATGTCATCACGAAATGAGACTATATCTGTGTCGGGTAATTAAGTTGAAATTAAGGAGAACACGACATGACAAACACAAACTTCAAAGCTGGCGATATCGTGAACTGGTTAGTATGGGGCCAGGTGGCTCTGGCTGGAATGGTTATCAAGCGGATCACATTAGATGAAAAATCTGCTTGGGTGACTATCCCGGGTGCTCAAGATCATGAAGAGATGATTGTAAAACTTGAAAACTTGGAGGCCGCGTAAGCGGCCCTGGGACCATTCACAACGCATCGATGGAGGTGCTTATGTCTAACTCAACTTACATTCGCTACGAAGTCAAAGGACTGCGTGAGCGGTTAAATGGCACGGTCTATGACTGGATCGTCAAAGGTGTGTGCAAGCAGCCATCACCTTGGCATTCAAGTGTGCTTGGCCATTTTGCTACAGAAGCAGAGGCGAAAGCCTTTCTGCGCAAATTGGAGGAGGCCGCGTAAGCGGTCTTTTTCTTATGGTAGAGACACAGACAATCGTCATCGAAGCCGCGGAACGTTACTGGGTTATCCGTTATTACGCAGAGCGCACTTGGTACTCGCCAGCCACTTACGATGAACCAGAGGACATGACCTTTGAGTTTCTTGAATATAACCAGGATGACCTGGTAGAAGATGGGGTGGGGCTATGGATGCCTAATCTGGACGCAGCAATTGAGAAGTTGTGCCGGGATGATTTCAAAAAAACATACGGACCTTACGCGGGGTAACGTCATGGGACAGAAAATAAATAGACAGCGTATTCACGAGCTCAGGGTTGCTGGGGATTATCGAGCGGCACATGCTGCTGCACTCAAGTACAAGATCGCATGCCGTGAGCTGTTGTGCAGTGATACTGGTGAAAACTACATTGCAATCAGAAACGAGCATTCGTTTATCAGCGCATTGATTGATGTCATTGAAGAAGAGATGGCCCTTCAAGATCGCAAAGAAGCGTATCAGAGAAAGAAGCGGATAGAAGAGTTATCGAAACGCATGAGAGTTCGTCCCGGATCTGAGTATGCCCAGGGTATCGGTGAGTATCACATTGACCCAGAAATCCTGGCTGCTGCAGAGACAAATGAATTAGTGTTTGACAGGGATTTTTAACAGGAGTAGTTTTTAAAAATGTGCCGGGCGGAGATTGGCAGTCTCCTAGCTTACCGGACTGAAACAACAGAAAGACCCGTGTCGCATTCCGGCACAGGTGTATTGTGAACGCACAGGGTTACCCGGTCAACACAATATGTTTCTCCCTTCAGTCCCCTAGTCTCCCCCGTTAAAGCAGTCGCATTGTGCTGCAGCACTCAAAAGCAAGATATGACTCCAACCTTTGAGGACGGGGACAAACAGCGTTAGAGGTGATGTTCCGACTTAGTCGGGGATACGGTTGAGCTACCGGCAGAGATACCCACTGCAAAAGCACTGCTGATTACTGTGAGTCATTGGACCAAGAATGTACTAGAGAGCCTGGGGATATCACCCTACGTCCTCTAAATGACAACTATGGCCAAAATTTGGGGGGACCATGGAAAAAGATTTAAAACGTCAATGGTGGGATTGGCACAAAAAGAACCCGCATGTCTGGGAGCTCTTTGTTGTATACACTTTTCAGGTTATCAACGCAGGACGCAAAAACTACAGTGTTAACGCAATCTTTGAACGCATCCGATGGCACACAGACATCGAGACCAAAGGTGATTCATTCAAGATCAGCAACAACCATAGAGCGTACTACGCACGATACTTTCATCACTGCTATCCAGAGCATGACGGTTTCTTCCGGACCAAGATGCTCAGAAGTCACCAACAGGGAGAATAAGAATGAATCTGAGACCGCACCAGGAGAAGGCAGTCGAGATGCTGCGAGACTCACTGAGGAAGGGAAACAGACGGCCGATGCTTGCAGCACCATGTTCATTCGGCAAAACCATCACAGCAGCTGCGCTACTCAAGTCAGCTCTCGACAAAGGCAAACGCGGGATTTTCATTTGCGATCGGATTAAGCTGGTCAGCCAGACCCTGGCACAATTTGATAAACAGGGGCTGCCATTCGGAGTCATGCAGGGCAACCATGAGCTGACGGATCCTAGGAAACCAATCCAGGTTGCATCAATCCAAACGCTAGCACGCAGACGCACGATGCCTGAGTTTGATTTCGCGATTGTGGATGAGGCACACACGCACTACAAGCACCTGACCAAGTTGATGGAGTCATACAACAATGTGGTCTTTGTCGGCTTGTCAGCAACACCGATGAGTAAAGGCTTGGGGAAGCACTATGATGACCTAGTGGTCCCGATTACTACAGAAGAGCTGCTGGACCTTGGATATCTGTGTCCTGTTGAATACTACGGTGGCAGGGAAGTAAACACGGCCGGCATCAAGAGCAAGGCATTACCAACTGGCGGCAGCGACTTTGATCCTACCCAGCTCGCAGAAGCGGCTGAGAAAGACGATAAACTGGTTGGCGATATCGTCGGCAACTGGATCCAGCACGCGGCCGGCAGACAGACAATCGCATTCTCTCCATCGATCAAGCACTCAAAAGGCCTGGTAGAACAGTTCAACAAAGTCGGGATCCCCGCGGCACACATTGATGGTTACATGAAAGACGAGGATCGGCAGCGTTTGTACGAAGCGCACGACAACGGCGAGTTCCTGATCTTGTCCTGCAGCAAACTACTCAACACTGGCTATGACGCACCAGCCGTCAGCTGTCTGATCGATTGTCGGCCGACGAAAAGCAAGATCGTATTCTGCCAAACGGCAGGACGTATCTTCAGAACAGCAGAAGGCAAAGAGAAATCCATTTACCTTGATCATAGCGGCAACATCAATCGCCATGGGTTCCCTGAGTTCATCACACCATCAGAGCTCGACACCGGAGAGAAAAGGTTTAGTGAGGAGAACCAGGTCAAACGCAAGGACAAAAAAATCAATAATTGTCCGAAGTGTCAGCTGAAGATGACCGGGCCCAAGTGTGTCTGTGGTTTCGAGTTCAAGCAGACAGAAGAGCTGCACACCGATGGCAGTGAGCTGGTAAGGCTGCAGAAGAAAGCGAACAAGGTGATCACGCCAGAGCGCAAAGCAGAATGGTACGGAGAGCTCAAGCTGTACGCTAAGACGCGAGGATTCAAACCTGGCTGGGCCGCGGTGACCTATCGCGAGAAGTTCGGGGTGTGGCCAAACAAGATCCAGCCGGCAAATGTCAGCGGCCTGAGTGATGAGGTGAACAACTACATCAAGCACAAGATCATCAAGGCGCGTTACCAGGCAATAAAAAAAGTTGCATAAAGTTGCAAATAATTGTTGACGGGGTAATCGTAAAGTGAGACTATACACATGTCGGCAGAGATAGAGATGAAATTAAGGAGATCGACATGAACACAACTACTGAATTCCAAATCTGGTACAAATTGAACACAGCGGGCATGGACGCAGAAATGCAGAAGCGTTTCCTCAAGGCTGACGGCACAGAGCCTGAGTTCCTTGCAGTATCAAAGCTGTTTAGCTTGGAAGATGCGCACACAGTATTAGAGCAAGAGCGCATTCCTGGCTACATTTACTGGATCAAAGAGGTGGCAGCTTAAGCTGCCCTTGGGGGAGGACAGAATCATGGCATATTTCGGTGTTACTTCAGATAGCGTTAAGTTGCGCGAAGGCGTAGACAAGATTCGCAAGAATGACTACGAACAAGCTGGCGATATCGTTAATGGCGTGTATCGCTACAAAGAAAAAGGCACAGATATTTCTCACTTGCACTTCTGGATTCAAGGCAAGGAAGTGTCGTTTGAAGAGTTCGATAAAGAACAGGATCGTGTAGCTGAAGAGTACGCTGCAAATTACGAAGCTGAATGGTCTTACATTTGGGTTCAGCAAGGTGTTTGCCATCAGTCTGGATACCGCAAGCGCATCAGACGCTACAAGATTCGTCACGTTGAAAACAACGGTAAGTATGGCTGCAGATGTTCAGAGTGTTATGCCAAAGGCATCGCTGCAGATCAACAATACAATAAGGCCTCATAAGAGGCCTCTGGGGGAATTATGAGTTTAGGCGAAGCACTTGGCTATGTAGGCGTATTCGGCCTACTTTGGATCGCAGTCGCAGTCATCGCAGCAACACTCGATCAGCTGATGCGTAGGTATCTTGAGGTTAAGCTGTTCCCAGACGACTATTGGAGTTTTAAAAAGTCAGCTGGCAGCTTAACGCATTGCACGCACTGTAACGTGATCTTGATCGATCGCGACTACTGTCGCAACTGTGGCGAGGTGAACATATGACAACGATAAGAGAGATGGCTAGCCAGGCAGCAAAGTTTCCAACATGTCCTAACTGTGGTGATCATGTACTGCGTGAGCATCTGAATATGGGCGAAGAGGTATGCCGGTTCTGTGGACCGACACGAGACCTGGACACATACGGCGAGCTAGAGAAAGAACGATTCGATGCGTGGTATTCACAATACCTGGATGAAAAGGGGGCAGAATGAACTTCAATAAACCTGATGGCCCATCGGTAGAGGAAATGATGAGCTACTGGAGTTTAGGTCACACCATACAAGAGACTGCTGACAAGTTCGGTAAGACCTATCGCATGGTGGAGCAGATGGTATCCAGGCACAGCTACCGATATGAGCGCAACTTTAACTTCCCGCACATACTCCATGCCAAGAGGTTTGGGGCGTGAGTACTGTCTGGAGAGCAGTTCACAGGAAATGTGGTTGGGCAGTGCATTTCGCAAACCATAGACACCTGAACGCATTCTTATGGGAGAACGGTGCATCCAATTACAAGGTAGACAGTCTTGAATACTCAAGGAAGCAGGACATCATCGAGATGTTAAACGACAGTGCCATGCAAGGGTGGATGAACGGGAGAAGGCGTAAGTGAGGTTTACTGACCTGACAGCGGCTTTTGAAGAGATGGAATACATGGTCAAGGCCACTGGCCATACCTACAGGATTATCCACTCTGGAACAAATACGCCGGCATACAATGTGGTGCAGAAGGCCGGCAGTGCCAAGGTCCCGTTCTTAATTGCAGAGCTCAACTGTCGTAACGTAGTCGGAGATGAACAGCTGCAGAAGCGTAGAGGCAGGAAGCCTAAAAAGAAGATGGAAGGCAAGAAAGAGTCAACCAGGGACGGCTTGTATAAATACTCAGCTCCATCCAGGATGAAGAAGCGAAGTAGAACGTGATTAATCAATCGTGTTATAAAGCAACCATAGATCAACCACTTTGGACGCTTACATGGCACAGAGTAAAGGCGGAAGGCCTAGCAAGTACAACGAAGAACTCGCAGATCGCATGATGGTAGAGATCGCATCAGGGATGTCTGTGCGAGCATTGTGTGAGGAGTTGGATTGGACACCGGACAAAAAGACGTTTTACACATGGATGTTTAAACACCCGGAGTTTCTCCACAAATATGAGATAGCGAAGGCAGCTCAAGCTCAATGGGCCGCTGAATTGATTGAAGAAATCGCAGACAACGCAACCAATGACGATATCCAGGTAGCAAAGCTCAGAGCTGATGTGCGCAAGTGGACATCATCCAGGTTGCTGCCAAAGAAGTATGGCGATCGCACGCAGTTGGACCACAACTCCAGTGATGGATCAATGTCATCTCAACCGACAATAATAAAGAACCTAATCGTGAGACCTGGCGATGCAGACTATCCAATTCCCAACAGCTGAGGTATTTGAGCCACTGCTGTATGGAAATCGCGTGCTTGGAGCCTGGGGAGGCCGGGGTTCAGGGAAGTCACACTTTTTTGCAGAGCTGCTGATCAGAGATGCATTGCTGCAGCCAGGACTGCGAGCTGCATGTATCCGGGAAGTCCAGAAGTCACTCAAGCAATCATCCAAGCGTTTGCTGGAAGATAAGCTGCAAGCATATAACCTGGGAGAGAATGCCGGGTTCAAGGTTTATCGAGAAGTAATAGAAACGCCAGGTGATGGGCTGATCATCTTTACCGGGATGCAAGATCACACCGCTGACTCTATCAAGTCCCTGGAAGGGTTCGATCGAGCCTGGATCGAGGAAGCGCAGTCCATTAGTCACCGATCGTTAGAGTTGCTGACACCGACTATCCGGAAGGAGGGCTCACAGATCTGGGCCAGCTGGAACCCAAACAGACCAACAGACGCAATTGATCAATGGCTACGCGGTGAGAACAAGCCGACAGACTGTGTAGTCGTCAACGCTAACTGGAAACACAACCCATGGATATCTAAGGTCCTGCTGCAAGAACGTGAAGACGCGCTGCGCATGAGCCCTGATCGATACCCGCATGTATGGGAAGGCGAATACGCAACAGTGCTGGAGGGAGCATATTATGCGAGGCATTTGTCAGAAGCTGCGCTTGAGGGCAGGATCGGATTCTTTGGCAAAGATCCTCTTGTTAAGCTGCATGCTGTATGGGACATCGGTGGTACTAGTCGCAAGTCTGACGCTACTGCGATTTGGATAGTTCAGTTCATCGGTGAAGAGATCCGGATCCTGGATTACTATGAGGCCGTAGGCCAGTCGTTTGACATGCACGTTAACTGGCTGCGTGACAGCGGATATGAAGATGCGCTCTGTGTGCTGCCACATGACGGCCGCAAGCATGACATGGTTTACAACGTGACACCGGAGAGCTTTCTACATGACGCTGGATTCACTGTCGACACTATCTCGAACCAAGGCCCTGGAGCTGTACTGTCCCGCATCGAAGCGGCGAGAAGAATGTTCCCAAGCTGCCGATTCCACGACGAAAACACCAAAGGCGGAAGAGAAGCCCTTGGCTGGTATCATGAAAAGCGAGATGAAGCCCGTGGACTCGGCCTTGGTCCAGAGCACGATTGGAGTTCCCACGGTGCAGATGCTTTTGGTTTGGTGGCCATCTACCGGGAGGGCATTGGCCAGACAGACTCATGGGGTGATACAATACGCAGAAATCTCAAAGGTGTAGCGTGAT